TTTGGCCGTTGCGAATCAGGTTCGTCAGCGGAACCTCGATGTCAAAACTACCATTGACCGTAGTGATCGATGAAGAGAAGATGGTCTCTTGCGTGCTGAGTTCAGAGCCAGCGTTGATCGGGAAGCGGAACACCTGCGAGAAGTACCCGGCAGTGCGGTTGCATCCATCAGCGAAGCCGCCGTCGTACCAGCAGTTCTCGCGCACGTTGTAGATGATGCAGTTGTTGCACTCTTCGGAGTCACCCTCGGGGTAGAACCACCAAATCTCGCCGAAGCGAGGAACCTTGGTTGCCCAGACCTTCTGACGCTGAACGTAGTTCAGGTTGTCGAAGAAGTAGTTCTGGTTGAAGGCGTTCGGAATCTCTTTGACCACGCCGTTGTAGAGCAGGAAGCGATCCACGCCGATCCAGTAGTAGATGCCGTCGTACTCGATGACAGACTGGCTCGACAGGATCGAAGACTGGCTCGAGATGATGTCGTAGCGCCAGTAGAAGGTCTGGGGCGTGCCGCCCACCGTGATGGTGGTTGGGGCATAGGAGACTCGGATCAGCGAGTCCAAAGCCCAGAACAGGCCGGAAGGAGAGTTCGTGCCACCACGAACTGGAAGCCCCTTGACGATCTTGGTGGACGACACGTTGGTTTCGTTGGCGTCAGCGCCGTTCCAATCGAACGGATCGCCAGCCACGTTGTTCTTGATCAGCCCGTTGTCACCGTACACGAAGATGTACGGGTGAAGCACCACCACGCCGCCAGACACTTCGATGGTGTCGCCGGTGGGGGTTGAGCCGCCTGTGTCCTTCAGAGGTGCCAGCACGAGGCCGTTGAGCGGCCCACCAAGCACAGCGGTGTTGACAGTGCTGTCGATCTGAGAAAGGTTGTGACCGGGGTGGGCCACAAGGAAGTTTGCGCCAGCGCCTTGCGAATCGAAAAGCGAATCGAATTGCCAGAGGTGGTCAGTGCTTGGCGTGAACAAGTCATCCGACGTTGCCACCGGCACAGACCAGCCAGAGCCAGTTCCGCCGATCGACGTATTGGCGCAGGTGAGCGAATCACCGGGCACATAGTAGTTGCCAGCGTCCGTGATGGTCACGGTGGACACCACCCCGCCAGAAACGACGATGGTGGCCTTTGCGCCTGCGCCGTAGCCTCCAGTGAGGGTCACGTTGGTGTAGGTGCCGTTGGTGTAGCCAGTACCCGGCACGATGGTGCCCAAGGTCAGGATTTCACCGCCAAACACCATTTCATTGGTGCCTGAGCCGATGCCGTTGTTGTCGATGTCGATGACCTCAATACCGTCATCATAGCCGTTGAAAATCTTGTTGATGCCGTCTTCTGAGTTGACGTAGATGCCACGAGACAGGCCATCAGCATTCGTGACGATGGCGCGGTATCCGCCGATCTTGCGGGGGCGTCCGCGCTGGAACCGCACCCACTTGCCGTCGGTGTAGAAGTTCTTGTCGAAGTACGTCCCGTCCCGTTGAATGCCGGGTTGGGTGTCAATCGAAAAAACCTTCTGTGTCATCAGAATGCACCCCCAGCAACGCCACCTGTGAAGGTGCCGGTGCCACTGATCGTCAAGCCGGTGGCCGACAACGTGAAGAGATTGGTGCCCAAGATGCCGATGTTGAATTGGCCCGAGGCGGCGCGGTACACACCGGTGGTCGGCTCAGAACCAAAGTACAAGGCAGGGCTGGCTACAGTGCCGTCAATCAAACCAAGGGCAGACGCACCAGCCAGCACGGTGTTAGCGTTCACAAGGTTGACCGAGTCGCAAATCAGCGTGGCCTGCTGGTTCGAAGCAATCGTCGCCTCAGAGCCGCCGGTGTTGGTCGTGAGTTTGATCGTGTAGTTCGACACACCGCCGACGGTGGCGTTCTGAACGTAGTACACCTGCACCGTCTGCGGGACGATGATCGTGGCGTTGCTCGAGAGCGTGCCGGTGAACTTCAGGATCACGTTCGACGCCTCAGCGGCTGTCAGGGTCACCGTGCCGCCAGTGACAGCCTTTGTCAGTTGCGTGAAAGCAAACTGGGTCGACTTGCCCAAACCCACGGTGTAGAAGGCCGCGCCAGAGCAGACGATGATGCAGGAGTCGCTTGGCTGAAGAATCAAAGAGGCAGAGCCGTTGATCACGTCACCGCCAGAGCAGGCAACCGTCAAAGCACCGGTGCCGCTGTTGCGGAGGAACATGAACCAGTTGTTGCCCAGCGTGGTCACGCCAGACAAGGTCAGCGTGCCAGCGCCGCCAGTCCACACATAGGTGTTCGAGCGGTCAGTTGTCAGCGCGGTGTAATTTGACGAGAAGGTGGTGACCGGCTGGGACTGGTTCAGGGTCTGGCCGATTGCCAGCAAGCCATAGCCCGCCAGAGTGGCCGCATCGGCCCCAGAAGAGCCGATACCGAAGGCGATGATGCCCCATGTGCCAGTGACGGTCGGATTGGCCGTGATGTAGATGTAGCGGGCCTCGCCAGCGGGGATCGAGATGATCGTGTTCGCGCCGCCAAAATCCTTGACCGTAAAGGTCGTAGCACCCACGTTGCGGATCATTGCATCCTGACCGACCGATGCTTGGTTGGCAGGAGGCATATAAAGCGAAAGGCCCGCAGAGGAGGCCGTGACCTCCATGATGCGGGCGGCGTAGTCGTCGGTGGCGTTTCCGTTGATCGGCCATTCCAACTGCGTGTTCGCTGATAGAGTGATGGCTCGGTAGGAAACGTCGGTTGGTTGGATGACGTTGCCGGTGAAGGGGCTGTTGTAACTCATGGTCAGGTATCCAATACTGCGGCTTGACGGTCACCAATGCGCTGAACATCTTCTTGCTTCAGCGTCTGCATGATTGCGTCGTAGTTGGCTTGCCACATCTGCATTCTGCTGTCGTTCTTCAGGAACGGCATGGCCTGCAAGAGAGAGCCATACAGCATTGCTTGTGGTGCGTAAGTGGTGAACCAGTTGGTCTGGTTGGAAGAATCAAGCGGCTGGACTCGCTCGTAGTACAGCACCTCAAAGACGTAGTCGTCATCAGGGGTGGGGGCCACGAGCCAGTGGGTGTAATCGTAGTCGGCGTAGTAGGCCGGTACATCAGTCTCGGTTGGGTTCGGCCAATACTCGCGCAGGTACTCGTACTTGCGAAGCAGGACGGGCTGTTTGACGCCGCCGACAGTGACGTTCATAGAGACGGTCTTGTGCCAGCGTGCTGGCTTGTCGATGATCGGCTGGTTGGACGTCATCGTGGACGTCATGGGCGTCAAGTTGCCAAGGAACTTGATCTGGCTGGCGATGATCTGCTCGGCCAGCATGATGAAGGTCGGGATTTTCTCGAGCGTCGCGGTGTCGGTGCGCTCAAGGTACGAAGAGACGTCTGCAACCAGAGAGTCATACGTCATTACTGCGGCAGTTGTCACTTTGCGGCTCCTCCATCACACGTTGCGTTCAAAATGCGGGCAGTCCACGAGCGACTTGAAATTACCACCCCAGCGGTTTTTGGGGTGCAAAGACTCCCAAAATGCACCTATCGGTGCCAGCGTTGTTTTATCCCAAATTATCTTACCGTCCTTGAAGAAATTCAAGTCGATGGCGCATCTCTTCAGGTGAATCGAATTCATGGTCTTGGAGCGGCCTGCTTTGACGTGGAGCGCCTGTTGTTCAGGCGTGCGGGCCAATTCCCCGCCAGTCACCATAAAACCCTGCTGGGTGGCGTACTGGATCAACTTGCAGGCATCAAGCAAAAATGCGGCTTGTTCTTGTGACAGGCTCATTGTTTGCCCTCCGTGAGTTGCTTGATGGTCTCGTCCTTGTCTTTCGACCCACGGGTTGTACCGAACTCGAAAGAGTAGATATTGTCGAGGTAGCCGAGGAAACGGCCCAAAACGAGCGTAAAGATGCCTTTGACGTACTCATTGATGCTCTGGTCTTTCCAGACAATCCAGACCATGGAGCCGACCATTACAACGGCCAAGAAGAACATCAAATTGGCCCGGTTGTTGGTCATGCCTCGCTTGATAAATTCAGCGTCTCTGGTGCGGGCCGAATCGCGGTCAGCGACCTCAATCTTGAACCCCTCCAACTCTTGCTTGGCCTTCTCGATGCCGAGTTCCAGCAGGCGCTCTTCATGGTCAAACTGCAACTGGCGCAATTTCTCCACGGTCTCTGGCGCAGGGTCGTCAGGAATCTTGAAGCCAATGGCGCTTTCAACGACCTCTTTGCCCTTTGCTTGGATCGCAGATGACAAAAGGCCCAGACCATTCTGGGCCAGTGTCGTCAGCAGTGATGCAACGATTGGAACCATGCTCACCCCTTGGATGTTTGTATCTGATCACCACCCTTGACGACGGTGACCTTGTCGCCCTCCACAGTCACAGACATGGGAGGCTCTTTCTCGGCTAGACGGTCGAGCCGCTCAATCAGAGACTTGATAACCTCGAACTCAGGCTTCTCTTGCTTTGGATTGGCCCCGGCGATGCCGTTGAGCATTGCAATCAAAGCAGTGAGAGCCGCAGACACCAAACCGATGACTGCGGCAATTTTGGACTCTTCGAGCAACAGGCTTGCTCCGACACCCACACAAACGATGGCGGTGATGTAGGCCAGACCGTGTTTGCCGATGGCCTTACCCGCGACCTCTTTCGCCGTGCTTTCCGCTTCCAGCCGATTGAGTTCGGCTTTGGCTTGTTCTTTGAATAGTTTGAGGTCGCTTTGCTCCATCACTTGTCCGCCTTGTTGTCTAGTTTCGCAAAAATCTGCTTGCAGATGTCCTTGATCTCGTCGATGTCTCGGTGGTAATCCTCCTTGGAGACATAGGTCTTGGGCATCTCTCGAACATCGGCGTCAAGACGCTCGATGGCCTTCGTGATGTTGTTCAAGACCCAGCCCCCAAAGAAGGCGGCGATCCCTACGACGATGTTGAAGATCGCCTGTGATTCCATTACTCAGCCTTTGCTTCTTCTTTCGGTTGATTCTTCGCTTCAGCCTGCATGGCCTCGACGAGTTGGAACACCTCTTGGTAGGGACGAGACCCAAGGTATCCGATGATTGCGTTGAGCAGTTGCTCAGAGATCAGAAGTTGTTTCATTGCCGTTTCCTTTTTTGAATTCCGTCATTTAGGCTGACGGTGTGCCCTCATTCGCGGATAGCGAGTGAATTCATTAAGGCAAAGTTGCCACGTAAGCCTTTGCCTCTTCTGGTGTCATCAGAACACCATCGGGCGTTTCAAGTTGCGCCTCATCACGATTGATTTGATACTTGAATTTTTCATAGTCTACATTTGCTGGGTCAAAAGGGATGATGGATTCGTTTTCTAAATCACGAACCATGTTTAAAAGAACGCCCTTTTCTTGAATTTGTTTGTACATGATTACAACTCCGCTGAGGCAGTTCCATGCCATTTGAGATAAACATCAACACCAATAGTTACCGATGACACCCCGTTTGTTACCCGACCCTCACCAATGGTAAGAGATGCGTTTGTGTAGTTGCTGGCATCACCAGACACCCGGCCTGCTGTTCCTGTATTCGTGTCATAACTGACAAATGTAGGTGTTGCACGCATAGTGACCGGGAAATGCCATATTGAGCGGGCATAACTACAAGTTCCCTGAAGAGGAAATGTCACAGCATTTGTGTCTGTTGCAGTCCCGGGAACGGTTGCAAGAGAATATGTTTTGCAAAAATATCTTTGGCATAAACTTAATTCAGTCCCAAAATCACGGAA